CAGCGAACTTTATGTGTGATCTTATCCATAACATAACCTCCTGGGGCTATTATCTCATAGGGAAGAGGGAATGTCATGGTACGCATGGTTTACCGTGTACGTTATAATGACGAGAGATAGCTGAGTACAAAAACGTACTAAAAGAGGAGCTGTAGTTTTTGCTGTCAAAATTCTGGATAGCTGAGAGCATCTCTATAGCTCCCTCACTCATCAGATCCTCAAACTCACTACCCGGAATGTTTAAGTATCTCTGAGCTAAAGTAGCTCTCAGTCCCTCAGTGTTTTTAAGTAATGCCTCAAAAGCATCAGACTCTCCAGCCTTGTACAGTTCTACCAGTTCCTCATTGCTTAATCTTTTATATAATCCTGTTCTCATCCTGTTTTCCTCCTGTTTAATACCTGTGGAGATAATCCTCAAAATCATCCCCGTAATTCTGAATCAGCTCATTTACATCCTTGAGATCTGTAAGCCACTTGAGATTAAAAAAGCGAAAGCCTAAAGGTATGAGCTTGTCTTTTATCCGTCTTGCCGCTTTCCTCCCGGCTTCGTCATTGTCTGTAGCTATGACAAATCTCCTATAAGGGCTCTGACACATTTCCTTAATCTGCTTTTCTGAGATATCCGATCCCATGAAAGCCCACGCTAAAATACCTTTAGAAACAAGGCTCAGAGCATCTATCTCACTTTCCACTAACCAGATCTCTGTACTGTCCGGGATCTTTGCCTCTAAGGTCTGATAGAGTCCGTAAACAGCGGCGGTCTTGTCTATGTCCTTTGCATTAAAGAAGTGCTTTCCCACCAGTGAGCGGCTCTTGTAAAAGAGCACATCTCCCTTTCTGGAGTAGACCGGGAATAAAACCACCTCATCCGCTGGATCAAAACCTAAGTTGTAAATCTCCATCACATCCCGGCTTATACATCTCCCCCTGAGATAGTTCTGAGCTTTTGAACTCCTCAAAAGGTTCTTGTGATACTCCTCAACCTCTCCCTCATCCATAGCGGCTACCTGTCCCTCATCAGTTCCCCGGAAGAAATTAAACTGAATCTCTTCCCGGTCATTTGCTGAGTAGTTGTAATGTCCTACCAGCCACTTAAAACCCTCCATAGGGTTTCCCATCCCTAACAGATCACTGATAAAAGTAGGGAGGTCAGCGGTATAACCACAGGTGTAACAGTGGACTGTACCAGCCTCATAGGTTTTATCCGGCGTTATCTTTTCCTTGAGGCTCACACCACAGGAGGGCTTTCTTTCATGCCCTCCCTTGTGGAATGGACAAGTAACCATCACATCAGATCCGGTATTGTTCTGATCCCTGAGCAACCCCTCAGCGAAAAGCATGAGCTTGAGATCCCTGAGGATCTGCTCCACGCTTGCCGCTATTGGAGTATTCCAGACAGTTATCATTTCTTGACTTTTGCCGGATCTGTAAGTTTCAACATCACAACCTCTTTGACTGTGAGGTACTTCTGGAGCTCCTCAGCCGTATACTCTCCAGCTTCGATAGCCTCAAGTACCTTAGCCTCATCTACTGCCTCAACTGTCTTGATACACTGAGTAAGTCCTTTCTCTTTGAGGCTCTCCAGCACACCCTTTTCGTCCATGCTCTTTCTGTTCTGTACGATTCTCTCAAAGAGAAAACCGTCCTCATCCGTGTAGTTTTTAACCCCGGCTTCTTCCATTGCTTTCTTGAGGGCTTTCTTGAGTTTGTCCCCTTCTTTTGCCGCCTGATCTGCCGCCAACTTTGCGGCTCTGTACTGTTTGTAGAGTGTTGTTAATTCCATCTCTGCATCCTCCTTATTTTGTTTTTATTTAAAATTCTTTGTTTGAATCTTTGTTTAACAAAGAATTTTAGGTAAAATAATATGAGGTACGGGGTAAACCGCCCCTCAACACACATAATATCTCAGTTAAACAAAGATGTCAATAAAAATATTTAAGTTTAGCAAAACTTTTTCTTTGTTTAACTTTACTTTTTCTTTGTTCTGCTGTATAATATACTCATCCCTTGATAGAGAGGGGGTGAAAAATATGAGTACAGATCCTAAATCAGCGTTTCCTAAAGCACTACAGTATTACATGAGCATCAATGGAAAACGTCAACAAGATCTAATCAGGGATCTTAACATCAGCTCCCCCACAATATCTCAATGGATTAACGGAAAGATGTTTCCAAGAATGGACAAAATAGAAATGTTAGCTAACTATTTCCACATTGATACTACAGATCTAATGTCCGATCCTTACCAAAAGAAACAATCTAACTCATCTGATCCAGTGATACTTGCAAAGCTACTTGAGAGTAATACCTCACTTTATGAGTTATTTAAACAAGTAGTTAAGCTGGAGGAGCAAGATCTAATCCTACTCAAAGGGATAGCTCAAAGAATACTTGAGCTTAAGGGAGAGGAGCCGTAAGGCTCCTTTCTTTTTACTTAATCCCAATTACTACACTGTTACCTCCACCTTTTGACAAATGTCTTAACAGTTCTTCTACTGTCAAACTGCTGTCAATTTTTCGTATCAGTATCTCATTTTCTCTCTGATAAGCGTTAGACTTGTTTCTTTCATCCGCTAAAGCAACCTCTACCTTACATTTATCCTTATAGAGCTCCTCACAGCTTCTCTTATATCCCTCAATATCAGACTCCAGCTTTTCAACCTTAGCCTTATAATCCTCATTCTCCCTCAGTAGATTTTCATTCTCTACAGTGAGAGCTTTTACATTATCCATCAGCTTATTAACATCCAGATCCTTACTCATTCCTGATATCCTCCTTTAGTCCTTTATTACTCTGTTCCCTACTTTTGTAAAGTCCATCATATCCATAGGGACTCCATAGAGCTCACTCATTTTCTGCCCTAAATCCATGTCCGGGCTACTCTTTCCCTTTTCGTAATTTACAAGGGATACCTCAGAGATTCCAAGAGCTTTAGCCGCTTCTCTCTGATACAATCCAGCCTGTACTCTACAGGCTCTCAATCTCCACTTAAACATTTATTCTACCTCCAGACTTTTTCTGTATGCCTCAAGAGCTGACTCTGTTACTATGGATCTCTCTTTTATGAGGATCTGTTGATACTCCCTTTTCTCTGTCTGGATTTCTCCGGCATCAATCTTTCTTCCCAGAGTCCTCCTTGAGATCCCTAACTCAGCCGCCGCCTCTTCAAGAGTATATTCTTTCTCAGGTTCACTCTCAGGCTTCGTGTTTTGCCCCTCTGTGCCATTTTTTAGTCTTAAGCCTACAGCAATAAGGAACTCCTCTTTTAACTCTCCCTTGAGCTTATTAGAGAGCCTCTTACAGCCATCTAAAGAAACTTGAAAGCACTCACGGACTTTTCCTTTACCATCTGTGTAGGTATCCTCTTTATAATACTTCTCCGGGGTTTCAAGGTTCTTTAGATCTGTTCTGATAGTTCTCATCAAGTTATCATGTCTTTTCTCCATGAGATCAGCTACATCTTTACTACATAATCTATCACTCAACTAAAATCACCTCCCTTAGGCTTCTCATAGAGTGATAACCTAAAAGAGGTGAATATTTAGACAAAGAATTTTAAAATTCTTCAAAAGTTTAATTTTACTCTACTAAGTGGCTCACATCTTTCCTCCCCAGCTCTGTAGCGTCATAGAGATATAATACCCCATCTTTTACCTCACATACTGCCCCATAATCAATAATAGCCTTGTTACTCCGATCATATACAATCACCTCATAAGGGAGGCTCTGTGGTTCCTGAGGTTCTTCAAAGAACACATGATAAAAGCCTATACACATCAAGATAATACTGAAAAATACAGCCGCTACCAGACCAAGTAAAAACAGGCTCCATTCTATATTTTCTCTTTTCTCAGAATCCATAATCCTCAGCCTCCCCTTTCTCTCCCTCTTTGTTCTCCAGTAATGGCTTAATGTATCCGGCGTTAATGTCCCACATCACCATTACATCCTTGTTGTTGATACCATACCTGTTTTTCTTCACGGAGAGTTTTAAAATTCCATCAATTACTGAGAGGGAGATTACTCTGGTAGCGTTCTGAGCTACTCCATCAGACTCAGCCAGATCATGTAACTCTGGAGACTGACCTTTCTTTTTATTCTTAACCGCCTCTCTGTTTGCCTGAGCCAGCATGATTACAGGCTTACCCAGTTTCTTACTCATCAGAAAAGCATCCTCAGAAATATTGTTATAAGCAATACGGGGAGTATCCGCTCTCCTCTGATCCATCATAAGGGAAAGCTGATCCACGATAATCATATCTGAGCCCAACTTTTTAGCCAGAGTCTCCAGTTCTCCTACTGTTGGCTTTCTTCCTCCAAAATCATCAGGAGTAACAATCACATAGCCTGACTTTGTAGAGAGCTGAGAGATATAATTTTTATAATCATCCTGTAAGAGCTTAGCTCCATCTGATCCCTCTTTCTTTCCCAGTATCCCGGATCCGTTAAGGAGTCCCATGTTAGAAAAATGTTTATGGAGTGTATCAAATCTAAAACCTACCATCTCCACACTCATTTCTCCTGAATACTGGAGGATCTTATAACCAGCCTCCCACGCCACTGTACCAAAAAACTCAGCTATCCATGATTTACCCACATTAGTTCTACCTGTGATGATTACAAGCTCCTCACCAAACAACCATCCATTTGTAATATCATCTAACTGAGTGAGTCCCGTAGGGATACCCATTAACCCTTTCATATCACACCTTTTCAGGTAAGAGCTTAGTCTGTCTTTCGCTGAGGAGATGATATCTACACCCTCTCTGTTTTTACTTACCGGGTTATCTTTCTGTAAAGTCTCCAGTGCCGCTCTCAGATAATCATAGGCTTTCAGGGAGTCCTCTCTTAACAGGTTTCCTCCCTCCTGAACTATAGGGACTAACTTAGTGTAAAGGAATTGCTCCTTTATCCTGTCAGCTAAATAGTCCATGCTCTCTGTTACTTCCAGCATTTGAAAGTCTTTGAATTTCTGTAAGAAAATCATTTTATCCGGGAGCTGTTTATACTCTGCCTCATGCTTCTGGATAAACTGGATCTGATCCTTACAGGTTAAAAACATCTCATCCCGGAGCCCGGACTCTTTCAGCGTATCCAGAGATCCCCCCTCTAAGAGTTTACAAATATAGCTCTCTTCTACTAATCCATTACCAACCATTACTTAACCCCTCCCCTCTTATCCTGTCCGGTTAAATGTATCTCTGTAACAGATCCTCTTATCCGGCTCCTGATCCGCTCCCCCATTCTTTTCCCTATATCATCCAAAGAACAATTAGAGGTATAAATGGTACTGAGTCCTTTCATCATCCGGGTATTGATGATACTGAGCAATCTCTCATTTACCCACTCTGTAGACTTCTCAGCTCCTATATCATCAATAATCAGGAGCTTACAATTTTTAAGCATTGCTAACAGCTCTGAAAAATCTGGATCAGGATCATCATAGCTCTGTCTAAGATCATCCAGAAAAGTAGGGAGATAGATATACAGCCCCTCATTTTCTAAGCCGCTCTTAAATGCCACCTTTCGGAAATAATAGCTCAGGATCTTACAAGCCCATGAGGTCTTACCGTTACCTGTGGACTCACTCCAGATATACAGCCCCTCACCTTTCTCAACTCTCTCCTCAACACTTTTCATAAAATCATTGAGAGCCTCAAAAGCTCCCAGATCTTTCCCCTCTGGTACAAGTGGAATGTTATAACAGTACCTCTCAGGGATCCGGCTCATTTTATATAAAGCTCTCAAGAGTCTGTACCCGTCACAAAACTCATTGCACTCAGTCTTTGATTTTTTGCAATACTTCTCTGCATAGCATTTCATAGATTTACAACTCCTTTCTTTCTGAGTAATAACCAGTTAATCTCTGATTTTTAGACAAAAAAAAAATGAGGAGAGCTTTTATACTCTCCTCAAAATTAAAATACTCTCAGGTTTCCCTTATCATCTCTTGCAAGATCAGCCGGGTTATATGGAGTAGATACCACTCCACTAATCTGTTTATCCTTAAGAGGATAAAGAGCTTTCCAGCCTTTCTCTATACTTTGATCTACAATCCTGATAGCAATTACAGGATTTCCTTTAGACTCTTCATTTAAAAACTCAGCAAATTTCTCTACAGTAGCTACCTGAGGCGTGTAATTCATCCCCCTAAGAGCTCCGACATATTTTACTAAAGACTGTTTAATAGTCTCGTTTTTAGGATCATCAAATATCTGAGCATAAGATTTTTTCTTTTTCTTAGGCTCAGACTTTTCTTTTGACTTTTCCTTTTGACTCTCATGTTTCTCCATAAATGGATCTGGATACTCATTGAGGGTATAATCCATATCTGTAAATTTTCCACCCTTTCTCAAGATAGATCTAACCAGATAACCCTCTCTCTCCAGCTCTTTGAGAGCTTCGTTTATTGCATCCCGTCCCTCTTTCAATACCTTTGTAAGCCCACTTACTGAGTAATCCCATGTATCCGGCAAGCTCCACATAAAAGCATATAGCCCCTTAGCTTTTAGAGACAGATTATTATTTTGCAAAACATGGTTAGAAATAACAGTGTAATTACCACCCTTGTTAATCTTTATTTTTCCCATGTGTACCTCCTGAAAAGAAAACCGGGGATACCTCCCCGGCTTCTTGTTTTACTACATTTCCTCTAACAGCTTCTCAATATTCTCACATACCTCATCAAATCCCTGTTTGATGATAGCCGCTCTCTGAGCCGGAGATGTTCCTCCATCTACTGTAAGTACCATTCTTGCTGTAGGTTTACACCAGATCCCAGCCTTATTCTGTACACTCATTCCCAACTCCACCTCAATAGAGGCTACTCTTACCTGTGGTTTATTGTTATTATTCTCTGCCATAATTATTTTTCCTCCTCTTCAAAATCTTTTGCAAATAATTCTTTCGTGAGATCAGCCATGATAGGGGTAACTGCTAACACCAGCATAGCTCTCATCTGAGGATCACGCTCCTTAGCAATGCTCATAAATTTACCATTAGTCATTACCTGAGCTGAGATCTCCATAAACTGACGCTGAGTAATTGTGATAGGCTTATCCAGATTCTCCTCATACTTCTTTCTGAGCTCTGCCTCACGCTTCATCTCTTCATTTTTTTTTTGTCTCTTCCTCTGGATCAAAACCAAAAGCTCCAAACATTCCCATACCACTAAACATATTACTTTTCCTCCTTATTCTTTTTGAAATACTTTTTATTTAACTCTTTTGTAGTCAACCCCATTTTCCGGGCAACAACCTTTTTCATTGGCAACTCCTTTTTATTCTTCTGGATCTGCCTGTTTAACTTCCTGAGAGTGCTCATCCTCTAACCCTTTCTCAAACTCTGCCAGAGTAACCTCCTGTACATTCCCGTTCTCAGCAAAAGTAATAGTCTCTGTGATCTCTGTTGATATATCATCAATAGTCACTGAAACATTACAGAGCTGAGACTCAAAAGGTTTATTCTTGTTCTCCTCCCCCAAATACTCATATCTACCGGGGATCTTTTTAATAGTTCCTAAAGCCGCTGAGATAATACTGTTGAGGTCTTTACCATTTACTCTAAGCCCGTTACCGTTATCCTCTACTACAGCATTTAAAAAATTTAATTGAATCATATAGCTTTTAGCTCCTTTCTTTTATTTGCCTTGCACTGAGTAATAACTGAAAGCTGATAAGATTTTTAGACAAAAAAAAAAAGAAAAGTTTTTATAAGACTGAGAAAGGGGCTCTGCCCTCTTTCCGTAGGAAAGATTTTTT